CAAGTTCGTTTTCCATTAAGCCACCCTCTGCCGCGGCTCTTATGCCTAAATCAAAACCTGTAAATGTAGGTGCAGGCATAAGATCTGGTCTGATTGATTGTCTAATGTCTTTAAGTCCACCTTCTTTTTCTTTAAAGTCTTCTTTTACAGCTTTACCATAAAGAGCTGCTAAAGCCATTAGTCCAGCGTTGCCACCAAGACCTCCGCCTTCTCCACCACCACCAACAATGTTACGTAGTAATCCTGGGTCTTCTGCAGTGCCTAAAAATGTATCTCGTAAGAAAGGTCCAAACTGACCACCAAAAGGTCCTGTATTCATTGATTGTTGATACGCAGCTAATTCTTCAGGACTTAGTTCAGCTATTTGTTCTTGTGTTAAAGCAGGTTGTCTTCTAAAGCCACCAAATAAATTATCTATTAAATTTTTGTCATCTGAGCCTTTTACAAAAAAATCCCTAAGCCTACCTTCTTTACCAAACAGAGGTCTTTTTGCTTTAGATGCAGCGTCAGTAATGCCTCCTGCTCCAGCAGCGGCTTGTCTTGCATTTCTAAATTTTGCACCCATACCTACAGTTAACCCACCTAATAAAGCATCTTTTGTTGAGGCTCCTCCAGCTTTACTAACAGCACCACTTACTACACCTTTTAAAGCTGGAGTTAATGCTTGAAATCCTGGTATAAAAGGTAAGGCTACCGCAGCAATAGGTGCAACCTTTTTAACTACTTTCTTAAGACTTTTACCTAGTTTTTTAAGAAAACCAAACTCTGCCATACCTGTAATAGGGTTGATGGACATACCACCGCCAACTGTATATTGATTAGGATCTAATCCTACAGCTATCATTTCTTGTTTTATTGTTTCTTGTGTTTCAGGAGAAAGCACTGGTGGTACTACCATCTCTCCTGGTGCTACGTGGGCAAGCATGGTGTCTTCTCCTCTACCTAGACCTGCTATACCGCCTGGATTTTCAATATCTATCATGCTCAATTCATTCCTCATTACATTTTAGCCAAAATACTAATAAGTATCTATTGCCTGATTCTACTGCTAGTCCCCTGTGCATATGCGTAAAACTAGGAAATATTAGAGCGTGGCCAGTTGGTAATGGCTCGACTGTACCACGTTTTAAAAATTCAGTTCCGCCACCTTGGTAATCGCCTGTGTTAAGAGGCACTACCATACTTATATCAGCACTTGCATCGTGATGCCAAGCACCTTGTTTTTTATCCCTTAAATTATAGTTTGCTATTTGTATTCCGCCACTATCTACGTGCCTGTTCCAAATATTCAAAAATATAGGATTTCCTATAGTATATATCGTTTGCATTAAAGATTGAAAGATTTGTGGACAATTATCTTGAAAAGTTATTTCTGGTATTTGTCTTAAATCATCCTCCTCTGGATTAGGATTAAAGCCATAATGCCTTTCTAAATTATGCATTTCGTCTAATAAGACGCTACAAAACTTCTCTGAAAAGAAAGGAACTGTATACACATCTGCAAGTGGTTCTTGTATTATTTTATCTAAAGCAGTGTCCTTTCTATCGTTTACACCACTATCTTCATAAAAATCCACTATAGGTTGTATTGAATTTCTAACGGCATCTAAAGTTTCCTTTTGCACATACCAATCACTTGGATACATAAGTAAAAGGTTTTTTGGTTGATATGTCAGTTGTTCTGCTGTATTAATCATAATTCTATTGTTATATCACCATTAGTCTTAATAGAAACACTACCTACATCTGATGCCATTTCAAATCCTTTAGGTAAAGATCTTTCACCAATATCTACCCATTTGTTGCCTGTGTATACTTGCAAAACGCCCACAGTAGTATTCCAAATAATGCTTCCAGCATTGAACTGTAAAGTATTTTTTTCTGCATCACTTATTTGACGTACGTTATCTAAATCAACGGCACCAAGATTTATTTCTAGTATTCTTACTAATCTGTTAAAAATATCTGATGTAACTTGTTCAGAAGCTAATGGTAATTGAGTTTGTAATATTTTACTCATCGTTTACCATCTGGCTTTATATCTACTCTTGTAGCACCTAAACGCCAACCAATAGATAAATTACCATCATTTGTAGCATCATCATCTGATTCAAAACGCAAAGCCATTTGTCTTGATCTACTACGCACAAATACTTGTTGAGTAGATGAGTTTATGGCACTTGTAGAATTTGTAGTTAGACTATCTCCAGGAAAGTTTCTAGTTTTTAGCACAACATTAACATTTCCATTATTGTCATCTTGTATAAATTTGTAGTCTGGTATGATTCTTTTTATAAAACTAAACTGTTCTCCATCACCAATATCCATATCAGAGCTTTCTATAAAAACATTAGTCATAGGTGAACCATCATCATTAAAACCTTTTTCTTGTTGAAATAGATAGCTATTACCGACAGCCCTAGGATAATTTTCTATGCCAGCATCTAACCAAGCTGTTCTTACAAGTTGTCCATAAAACCAGATGTTTTCAGCGTAATTATAAATTACGTATCTGTCTATTTCGCTTGAGCTAGCAGAACAGTAGAACCATCCAACTTCATTTTTATCTGCTATTGTAAAAGCATTTATTTTAAATGATTGTGTAAGGTTAATATCATTAAAGACGTAGTTATGCACAGAGCAAGGTAAATGTTGTACAGATCCATTGTATACGTAAAAGTTGTTGTAGCTCATCCAATACACCCCTTGTGGTGCAGTTACAGCTGCTTTGGGACCTACTAAACCAACCCCTTCATTAATTAAATTTATGCCAAAGGTAAATGGTGGTCCAATAAACTGCATGCTATACAATGAAGTATCAGTCCATATCAATATTTCTTGCCTAGCCTTAACTCCACCAATAATTGCAGAACCACTAGATAATCTTAGTGAACCAGCAGTATTTGTTGTGAGTGGCTCAAAATCTAGTTCATTTTCTTGGTCACTAAATGCAATTAACATCGGATCTATACTACCTGTTCTCGAAGAGCCTGATATAGGATCTGCACCTAAAACTATTAGATGCCTGTCTTTTTCTGATGTTATTACTTGTAAGCCTACTGTTGGCACTAAATTAGCACCAGATATACCTGATAGCTCAACGGCTCGTGTTGTAACATTATTATTCTCTGTCCATTTAAATATACCACCAGCTCTGGGATTTATAATTAGATCTTCACCAAAGTTATCATGTGACCAAATTCTAAGTTGGTTTGTTGCGTCCAAAGCACTTGTGCTTCCAAACGTTCCTGCACCCCAACCATCTATACCCCATCCTGTGCCTGGAACAAAAACATCTAAACCAACATTAATTTGGTAAACACCTACAACTGAAGATCCACCGTTACCACTATCAGAAGAGTTTGCAGTAACAGTTGCACCTGATGTGTCTTTAGCTTCTATGGTGTAACTATTAGCATTGACTATGGTTGCTATTTGATATTCTTGATTTAAAACAGCAGCAGTAATATTGCCCCCTAATGAAGATGCACCACTAAATGTTACAAAATCATTCTTTACAGCCCCATGTGCAGTATCTGCAACGGTTATGGTAGCATCACCATTTGTGGCAGAAAATGTCACATCACCTGCGGATGTTGTTAATCTTATTGGTGTTATATCGTTAAATACTGTACCACTCTCTATATAGTATTTAAGATGTGTTCCTACACCGAGGTACTTTGTACCACCTAATGATATCCATCCATGTAATGCTCTAGCTGTGCCTAAATATGTGGAAGATGATAATTTTTCCCAGCCACCAAACTTTTCTGGTCGACCTTTTCTAAAACGCACTAAGTTACAATCAAACCAACCACCCTCATTGTCGTAAGCAGTACCCTCTCGGTTGATACCAGGTCTAAAAACTAATTTTTGTAAAGGCATTTACACCTCAGTCCAATCTTTGCCTTCAAACAACAAAGCTTCACTTTTTCTTCTTTTTACTAATCCTTCGTTTACCTCACCATTTACTTTATTCCATCTTTGTATTTGGTATGGTATATCCGCCCAATCAACATGTGTGCTGTTAAGAATTTTCAAAAGAGTAGATTTTTTAAGGTTTGTAGGTCCAAGATTGAATACCCACGATACCATCGAATCAAATTGATTTTGGTTTAACTCAACTTTTACTAAATCATGAATATAACCCTCATATTCTTTTAGTTCATGAGCTAATAATTCTTCAGCTTCTTCCATAGTAATAGTCATGTTATCTTCAACAGGTGTGCCATCTTTTAATTTTAAAGACCCATAACCTATTGTAGGTTTGTTAGCAGGACATCTGTAAGACACAGCATTACCATCTGCATCTTTAGGACAACCTTCATAATGTTTTATAAGCGTTACGCCCTCTTGTGATATTTGCATTTTACTCTCCTTTATCGGGTGTGTGAGATGCTCCGAAATAAAACGAAATAATTGCACTCGCTAATCCTCCTAAATAGCCAAGCACTAAATTAATCAAAGCTTCGCTGTTTTGCTCTGGTGGTTGTAAAGTAACTAAAAATATATAACCTAAAAATCCACCAATCGTAAATAAGCCTATAATTCTTGCAGTCCAATCTTTACTAAACATACCTCTTGCATGTTGTTTGTCTTGTGTCTCTAACTCAAATACTTTTACACCTAACTCTTCCATTTGTATTTCAAATTCTTGCTCTGCTTTTTTAAGTTCTAGCATTTGTTCTGGCGTAGCATTTTGTATGGCTTGTTGTATAGATTTTTGGTCGTTCGGCACGCCTAAAACATCAGCAATTTTATTCATCGCCATACCGCCAAGTGGACCACCCATAGCAGATCCTATAGTTGGTGCGACCGCTCCTACAATATTTTTAATTAAATCTTTCATATTAAAAACCTCGTTAAAACAGCAATACCAATAGCACCTATAAAACCAAAGACTCCAAAGGTAGCAGCTTTTATGGTTGAATTTATATAGGTAATTTCTTGTTTTATATCAGAAAACTCGTTAAAAGCAGTTTTCCAACGTTCATGAGATATGGTTTCAAGCTTTGTAAGCCTTTCTGCTACATCATTAACTGTCATTTTTTTATCAATCATTTTGTAACGTATATATTTTAATTGGCTTTACTTTGCCTTTTACAAAAATACTTTCAAGTTCTTTCAACACAATTTGATCGTTGAAGTCACTTGCACTGATAGTATCATAACCTATAACAATATCTTCTCCAACTTCCTTTGTTGAGCTTTCTAGTCTGGCAGCTAAATTTACAGCATCACCTATAGCAGAATAATCAAATCTAGTTTCACTACCCATGTTACCAACTACAGCATACCCAGTATTAATACCAATGCCTATTTCTACACCAAGATTTGCTTTTTTAAATTTGTCCTGTATATCTTGTGCACATAAAACTGCCATAGTTTCATGGTTTGGAACGTCTATAGGTGCATTAAATATGGCCATCATGGCGTCACCAATATATTTATCTACCATACCATCATATTCTTTTACAGTATCAGCTTGTATCGTTAAAGCTTTGTTCATAATTTTAGTAACTTCTTCAGGTTCAAGTTTTTCAGACATAGCAGTAAAGCCTCTAACATCAGTAAAAAGAAATGTGCAATATCGTCTCTCTCCACCCAATACTAACGATTCTGGATTGTCTTGTAATTTTTTTACCTGTCTTGGATCTAAATAATGCTCAAACTGTTTTTTTATCTGTTGTCTTAGTTTATATTGTTGTCTAAATCTAAGATAAAAGGCTATTGATCCTGTTATAAATTCAGATATTAATGTCCAGGACACGTCAATTAATAATCCTTTTTGTATTAAAAAGTAACCAGTTGTAGCAGTAATTATCATTAAAAACGTAGCAATAGTAATACCCCAAGTAATACCTAACAGGTGCAAAGCAAACCAAATTAAAGATACAAAAACTACTAACGAAAGCATTTCTACAGCTAATGCATAATCTGGTATGTAAGGACTATCTTGAATTAATATAGATTCTGCTAATGCGGCTTGTATTTTATGTGGTTCTAACAAACCAACGCTTGTCGCTACTTGCGGCATCACTCCGTTAGCTGTGACACCTACTAATACAAACTTACCTGCAACATGCATCTCTTGTAAAGTAGTTTGTTTAGTATCTACCCAACTAATCCATTTACGTCCAAAGCTATCTGTTTTAACTGGTGGTATTCCTCGTATTGATATTTCTTCGATACCATTATCATTAGTTTTTATAATATATGTTTCTACATTTAATAAAGATTTATAGATTTGTGTACCAAAACTAGGTATCCAGTCGTTATTGGGTGTTTTTACTAATAAGGGTATTCTGCGTACTAATTGATCAATATCTGTGGGAGCAATGGCTAACCCTTGAAGTGTGTGATTGGATAAGAGAAGCAGGTTCTCCTTCACTCCCGTTGACATTATACCACCATTATCGTCTCCTAGCACAACTGTACCAGGTGTTTTGGGATAATTACCCTTACCATCTTCAAACATAGCCAAGACTGATGGTGCAAACTTTAATGATTCTGCAAATATTTCATCGCCACCCATACGATCTGCTTGAGGAAAACTTATAACCCATCCTACACCTATAGCACCACTATTAATTAGATCTACTTGTATCTCTGCTAATCTCTGTCTAGGTATTGGCCAACCACCCTCACGCTCCACATCGTCTTCAGTAATATTTAATATTACAAAGTTACCAGATGGTTCTGGTGTTTTTACAAAAGCGTCAAATATTTTTAATTTGAGTATTTCTGTAGGTGTTGATTGATAAATTACTGGTGCTAAAAGTATTATAAGTATTGGTAATAATAGTTTATGCATTTAATCACTCTGAGTGATAGTAATTATACTATCGCTACCACCATTTATTTTGATTACGTTAGATACGCCATCTTGTATTAGTATTACAGTATAAGCATTACTACCGTTTACATCTACTCGCACACTCTCATTTACTTCTCTGCGTAGACTTACTACATTACCTGTAATAAACGCGGTAATTTGTGTATCTGGATCTTTACCAAGTAGAGTCCCTGTGATTTGTGTTGTGGTAGCTTGGGCTAAGACATCTTCTTCTTCGTCTATTGCTAATGCATCTAAAACATTAAGTAAGTCTTCTAAATAGTTGACATCAAGATAATTTATATCTAACTCAGTAAATTCTAAACTATTTTCTTTTAAATAATCCTCTGCCAGATAATCAATATCTAAATCGTTAAAATCCAGGACGCTATCTGATTTTGTTGTAGTGGTTTCTTCTTCAACTAATACTTCTTCTTTTGGTGGCGTAACAATAAGCATGTTGTCTATTACGTCCAAAGTAAGATCCAAAATTACAGGTTTTGAAGGAGCTGATTCAAACACGCTTACGGTGGTGGCTTCATACGGCTTATTAAGTATTACAGTACCCATAGCAGTAACTACTTCTATTTCGCCACTAGAAAGCCCTAGAGCGTCTGGTAGCAAAATTATAAGGCTACGTCCTAACTCATCAACTGTTGCTGTAAAATCCGTCCCACGTATTGCTATGTTAGCTGTAGGTGTTTTAAGGGTAATATTTTGTTTATCTATACGATTTAAATTGCCTGTTATAAACCTTGCAGTTCCAAGACCGAAGGTAAGAGCCATCTTTGCTTTACTAGGATCGGGATCGTATATGTATTCGTCAATAAGAAGCTGACTATGTTCTGTAAGTTTTACAGTAGATTCATCAAGAAAAGTAATAGCCATACGCCCATCTTTGGTTATGGCTTCATCATTACTTTGTATAGCAAACTTTAAGCCTGCATCATAAGGCTTGTCTCTAACAATTTGTGCAGTGCCGTTTAGTTCAGATATGTCGCCAATATCAACAACTTGTGCTTGTACCTTGGTCGTTTTGAACAACACAAACGGTAGAAGCAGCAGTGCCAGATACAGATATAATCTTGAGCCAGTCATTATCTTGTGTACTTAGTTGTGAAATATTAAATGTTCTTGAGCCACCTGTGTGATCAAGATAAAAATATCCACCTGCTGAGGCTGTAACACCTGTGCCAGTGTAAGTAACAGAGTTGTCTGAACCGTCAATATCCATATAGTTTGTTGCACCATCTATATTTATATTAGATGTTATAGTGTTATTAGAACCATTTATAATCCAATCTAAATCTAAATTTGATGCCATAGCACTAGTGCCTTGATTTAAAGTAAAAGTGTTACCGCTACCAGTAACATCTACATACTGATTAGAACCATCAGAGCTATAAGTGTCTGTTGGATCTACTTGTATTGTAAAAGTATTGGTACCGCCATCAAATTCATAAAAACCAGTAAAGTTGTCTGCAAATATGTCTCCTAGGAATTTATTGGTTGCACCAATCATATTTATATCAAGTGTCAAACTATTACCGTCTAAATCAAAAGCAGTTAAATTACCTGCTGAACTATTAAGACCGCCAATAATATTTGATATACCTAGTTGTTCTAAATCTATATTCGCTCCTGTACCTGACTGATCAACATATATTTCATTATCTGCTGAAAATAATGCAAGTGAACAAACAGCTAATACGCTAATTAGTTTATTCTTCATCATTTAATTCTACTCCTTCGTTATTATTTTGTAAAACCCAGAAACCTTTTTCATATCCAGTTTCAATTATTTCAAGCACACCACCTTCAATAGCTTTCATTAAGGCAATAGTGGACGATTCATTTCTTGCATTACCAAACTCAACTTCTACAAGTTCTGTATTTGCTTCCACAAATCTAAAAACATCTTCTGATCTACCATAACTAAATATGGTCTTTTGACTCAAAACTTCTAATAAAACCTCACCAGTTGCTACAGAAACCATACGCATACTTATAGTTATATTATCCTCTCTATATTGTACGCTTGCTCCTATACCTAAGTATCTGGCACCAGAGCCACCACTTTCTAAGTTAGCTTCATAAGATAAAACAGCTCCTTCTATTAGGATACCAGCAAATAATAATGGTCGTAGAGCTTTTTTCTTTTCTTCTTCGTTTGCAGATTGTTCTCTGGCACTACGAATTAACTGTCTTTCCTTAGTAAGGTTATCTAGTCCTACTCGCTCAACAACTCTAAAAAACTTACCATCACCTGCATGTTTTAAAGCTCTAATTAATAAAGCGTTTGGTTGTTGAGTTATAGCTGTGCTAAACAAAGCGAACTCGCTGTTACTTTTTCTTTGACCTGTTTGATCCGTAAATGACATAGGATATACGGCCACGACTGGACTAACTTGTGGTATTGGTACGTTTTTTAATTCTTGTGATTGTATATCTTGTATTTTAGCAACGTCTTTAGAAAACCTTTGCTCGTAAGTGTCTTCAATTTGATCTAATGTAGAACAACTAGAAAGTAAAAGTGCCAATAGGAATAACGATTTCGGTAACTGTACCATCTGCCTCAGTAATTTTAAGGGTTAAAGTTACACCATCACTTGTATACTCAATAGTATTACCTTCTAAAGTGATGACACCTTCGCTTTGCGGTGTTTCTCCGAATAAGTTATTTACTAACTGTCTTGATAATTCTGCGTAAACTCTAGACTCTAAATTACGCATAAATCTTGCAAGAGTCGAGTTTTCTTTTTCTCTTTTTATCTCATCTTGTAAGGCTTTTATTTCTTCTTTAATTGTAAGTTTACGTGTGTATTCTTGATTTTCAATTGTTAAATAATGACTAGACGTGCCTATACCGTTAAAACTTGGAGATTTAAATTTGTGTGTTATGGTATCAGCAGCTAAATGCATACCTATAATTGCAGCAAACATAATAGCACCTATAAAAAAAGCCCATATAGCTATTTTAGTTTTTGCAATTTCTTCTTCTATTTTCTCTTGTTTAGTCTTTTCTTTGATCATCTCTATCTGCTTTTGCTATTTTATTACTGTCGATTAGTTGTGGAACACCTAATATAGTTTTAATTAAAGTGTCCTGGCGTATGATTTCATTATCTAAGCTACGCACTCTGTCTATTAATGCTACTAAAATACCATGCTGAGAGTCAAGTTTTGTACCTAGTCTTTCTTCTATAGCTGCTATCTGACCTTCAACTTTTTCATCAACGGTATCAAGTTTTGTTTCCATACCGTCAACAATACGCATTATAAGTTTATAAATAAACCACCCTAGGCCTAGAGCAGCTGCAATAGGAAACCCAACCTCTTGGATTAAAGTTACAACTGACTCCATTAATAATCACCCCAAACTTTCTTTTTCTTGCCTCCGTCATACTCTACAGCATGTCCCTCTTTTATAAGAACCTGGCAAATATCTCTACCGTCTTCTGTATAAGGTATTCCAAGTATTCGACCATACTTACCTTTTCCTAATGACTTTACCTTAAAGTTACCAATACATAATTCTTTTAGTCTTGCCTTTGCGGCAAGTCCTAGTTTCTTTTCTGCAAGATCTCTTGTGCGGCTTTCTGGAGTATCGATTCCTGCTAATCTTACGCGTTGTTTATGTAATTTGACATCAAAACCAAGATCAAGACAACAATCAAAAGTATCACCATCAACGATACGTTCTAACGTAGCGTTATAAACGAACGCATCAGGTGATTTTGCCATTACTTTTTAGCTGACTTTTTTACTCTTTTAGTAGTCCAAGCTTCATTTACATCTGGAGTTGATTTGTCATCAGCTACATAATGACCTTTTTTATTACGAGTTCTAACTTTTACTTCCTCTGTATTAGTTAAATTACCCCATAATCTTTTTAAAAAACTCATTTGCTATCCTCCTCATCAGGTGATTCAAGTTCATTTGTTTGTTGGTCAACTTCGTCAACAACGTTTTCAACAACATCTTCTGTTGATTCTGTAACAGTTTCAATAACGCCACTTACATCTTCTAAAGCAGATGTTGTGATGTTGCCTGCTGTTTTGACAGTAGAATCAATGACACTAGTCGTTAAATCTTTTCCGCCATCAATAACAGCACCCACTGTTGCACATGATGTAACAAAAACCGTACTAAAAATAATTATTAAATTTTTCATTTTATTTATCCTTTGCTTTTAAAACATTTAAAGCACACCAATCAATAATTTTATATAGATGACTAAACCAATGATCATCTTTTGGTGTTGGTGTGATTGCTGCTACTACTGAAGCTACAGAAATTATTGCAGTAACCCACGCCAAAATATTTAATATATTCATATAATTCTCCTTTTAGTTTTCTAAAGTTTTAGTTTCTGTTTCTAAAACTTCATCTGCTTGCTCTTTTGTTGAGTCAATAAATGCTTTTTCAAAAACACTTTTACTAGCCTTAACTTGGTCTAGTTGAAATTGTATTCGTGATTCTTGATTCGATAAATCTAGTATCTGCGAATGAAAATATTGTTGTTGTGGTGTTAAATCAGAAACTTTCATTTCTTTATTATCTAACATTACTACAGGATCTTGGTTTTGTTTACTCATTTTTTACTCACCTAAAGTTTTTAAAACACTTGTTGGTGTTATTTTTTCAGCTATCTGTGTATCTAATGATGTTTTCATAGCAGTAACAGCATCTGAACCCATAGCTGTTTCTACCCAACCTTGCACGTCACTAGATTTTAAACTTGACCAGTTTATAAAACTAGATAAGTCATCTGTGCTTACAGCTTGTGAACCATAGCTAGTAGCTGTCAAGTTGTTACCGTCACTGTCTTTATTAGTATCGTCTGTTGCAGTAAGCCTCCAATGTACGTTATGCACTACATTAGATTTACCACTTTTAGAGGGATATGTATCACATTTTTTACAATCCCAAGTATATCCTATTGCCATATTTATTCTCCTTTTAAGTTATTAATTTCAGATTGTAAGGCATCAATCTGTTCTTGTTGTTCTTGT